TTGAGCCTTTCGGGCGACCCTTGCCACGGCTGGCTGTATTGCCCTTGGTAAATTGATTGGCTTTAGCCATTTTTGCCCAGATTTAGGTGAATCCTTGAGGATTATGGGCAGATTTGGCCGCTGGGTCAATCTATGGCCCAGCGCAAGGCTTCGTTTTGGATTTCCCGGCAAATTTTGTGCATGAAGCGCAAGGTCGGCCAGGGCGATCCCATTTGTGGGGGGGGCCTATATCTACATCGACCCCACCCCGTCGAAGAATGTTTCCAAAGCCAACATCGATGTTGTCCAGCGCAACATGGGTGCAATCCGGCGCTGGCATGGGGGCGCTGCGGCCCTGCGCCGGGGCATAGGCTGGGGCGGGGCCATGGTGTGAGCGCGGGCCATGCGCCTTGGCCCATGCCTATGCAAGGGAGGCAGGGGCAGGGCCTGGAACTAGCTGCCCCATGCCTGGCGGGCCGTGCCCCCTGCCCTATGCCCCTGCCATTTCGCCGACGCCGACGCCGACATTCCGACAAGACGTTCCCCCCTAGGGGGGGGAACTTGTCTGTCGGGGATCCACGGTCCGATTTGGCCCGATGAAGCCAGACAAATCCCGACGTTTACTCGATACGCGCTGTCGGCGGCCATTTTTAGCCCGACAGCGCCCATTTGTCGGCGGGCATTTTTGCGGATTTGGCCTATCCCCTTGCAATCGCTGGCATTTCCCCATTTTGCCCATTTTGCATGACAGAATGTCGCAGGCAGGCCCATTTATGGGGAGGCGAGGACGCCGGAGCGATAATCTAATGCGGTATCCAGGTACCGTATGCGACGCCCTGCCGCATGATTTTCCGCCATTCTTGCCCATTTGGCCCCAACAATAGCCTTGCGCCGCGCGCAATACCATGGGACAAGGGGTGCGTTGAACCGCCACACCGCCACAGGAAACCGCCAAACAAAGGAAAAGCCATGCAATTCCATTCGGCTCAAGGCACTTTCACCGTCCCCGTCGAAACCCCCGTCGATTTGATTGACCTGATAGGCAACGTGATTTCCTCGAAAGAATGTGCCGCTCTTTTAGTCTCGAAATTTGGGTTCACTGAAACAGAAGCCCGCGAGGCAATCCGCAAGAGCTAGCCTTCCAGCCTAAGCCCCTGCCCCGCCCGGCGGGGGCTTATACGGGAAGACTGAACGCCCGAAACCGCCAAAGGAAACCGCCAAAATGCAAGCCTCAATCAACATCGCCACACTCAAGGCCGTCAATCTTGCCGCCAGCACCGAACAAACCCGCTATTACCTTTGCGGCGTATATGTCGAAGTGACCGCTTCGACCGTCACTTACACGGCCACAAACGGCCATATCCTGCTTTCCCGCCGCGAAGATAGCGCCGAACCTAACACGCTAACCGGCTCTTGGATCATTCCCAGCGATTTCATAAAGGGCGCAAAGCCAGGTCGCGGCACCGATTACGCTGCCATGGTCACCGTGCCGGGTGCGAATGATAGCGCCATGCTGGCATTTACTGGAACGATTACCGGAATGTGCGCCCCTGTCGCCGGTACATTCCCGCCATATCAGCGCATTGTTCCTGACAAGATTAGCGGCGAAGCGGCTCAATATGACGGGAATTATGCAGGAACCTTCGCTAAGTTCGCCAAAGCCTTAGACTTGGGATATTTTCACATTCACCATAATGGCAATGATGCCGCGCCGGTAACATTTAACAGCCGCCAGGGCGTTTATGGGATCATCATGCCCCTGCGCCAGAATAGCAGCACGGAAACCCCGGCATGGGATCCAGCTTCCGCCGTGCTTTCGCCCGATGAGCGCGAAGCGCGGTCACAAGCTGCCCATGCGGCGGAACTTGCCCGCGAGGCCGCCTAATCCCTAGGGGCGGCCTAACCCGCCGCCCCGCCCTAACCCTAATTGGAGAAACCGCCATGAAAAACGAACCCCGCCATTACTATTCGACCGGCTATTTCAGCGCCGATGCAGCTTATGAGGCGTTCTGGGACATGATAAACGAAGGGGAATTGTCCTATTGCGAAGGCAAGGTTGAACCCTACAAGGCAACCCGCAAGAGCGATGGAAAGCCCGTCACCAGATACGCTATCACCACCCCCTATTGACAATCCGCCACTTTATATTGTCCCATACGCAAGCCAAGCCAAACAAAGGAAAACACAATGCACACCCAAACCGCCACCCCCGCCGCGCCCCATGCCGCCCGTGATAACATCCTGCACGCCCTGGCGGCCTTTGCCGCCACGCGCCCCGGCCTTGACCCCCGCGATTATATTTCAAACTGGAGCGATACCGAAGGCCGCAAGGCATATGCCGCAGAAGTCCGCAGCATTACTAAAGACCTTCACCATGCCCGCGCCCTGCTGACCGCCGTGCGCCTGTCCAGCATTAGTGAGGCGCAGCTTGTTGAGGCGTTCCGGGGCAAGCGCCTGTCATGGGACGGTCAGCGGTTGGATTACTGCGTGAATAGCTATTACCCGACCGAATACCGCAAAGCGGTCTGCGCCGTGCTGGCAAGCGCCCTGTGGTCTTATTATGCCGATTGCGTCACGGGTGACAGCAGCGACAATAACGGGCCGCATGAAAGTAACATAACTAAAGGCGACAAAATCCGCCTTGCCGCCCGCCGGAACCTGCCCCGCGCGATTGCTTCGCGCTGGTTCAATTAACCGCCACTAGAAAGGATACCGCCATGAGCCTCACAATTCACCTGTCTTACAGGCGCGCCGTCTCCGAAATCGCCACGATAACGCATAACCTGAACAACATGGCCGGAGAGGCAAACGCGTACACGCTTATATGGCACCCCGGCCAAGCTGGCATTAGCAAAGCAAGGCAGATGATTAAGCCGCTGACGAAGGTGCTGGCATTAGTCAAAGCAGAGCCGGAGCGGTTTAAGCGCCACAACCCCGAAAACGATTGGGGGTGCTATGAGGATTTCATCCGGTTTATCGAAACGTACCTGGACGCCTGTAAAGCATCGCCCGGTTCTACTATCATCGCCAGCAATTAACCCCGCCAAGCTATAGAGGAGACTGCACAATGTCATACAACGGTTGGACTAACTACGAAACATGGCGCGTCAATCTTGAGATGTTCGACGGGACGGAAGCCCGCCCCGGCATTGATGCTTATCAGCTTGGGCAAGAGTTCAAGGAATACGCTGAGGAAGCCATAGAGCAAGACAGCAAGCCCGGCTTTGCCCGCGATTATGCGCTTGCGTTCTTGTCGGATGTTAATTGGCGCGAGATTGCGGCCCATTACATTGAAGAAGAAGAGGAGGCGGCATAATGCCCTGCTACATCCCGCCCCCGCCCGTCCCGCATTGGCTTTGCCGCCTTGCATACATTACCCTTGGAACCGCCCTGTTCGCCGGAATGCTCGCGGCGTTCTGGCTTTCGGTCCATCTTGTCGCGGCAATCCTAGGCGGTGCGCCGTGATGTACATTCTGACATATCAAGACGGTGAGGCCGCATGGTTCCCAGACCTTGCCGCCGTGCTGGAACATATCGAATATGACGCATTCGGTTTAAACGATTGCGGGGCTTATTGGATCAAACCAAACGGTGCTTGGCTTGACGCAAGCCGGGAGATTGAGGCCGCGCTAATCGAACATGACGAGGCTATGGCATGGGACGGTGATCACGAGGCGTACATATCAAGCCCGGAAAAGACGGGGCGGGTATGACAAAAAAGCCCCGCAAGCAGCATTACCGCAAGACGCCAGGCCGTTGCCAGGCTTGCGGGTCGCGGCTGGTCACAGGCGATTGGCACAAGCCGGGATCGGGCGGTAGCATCCAGTGCGCCCATTGCCGCCCTGCTGCGCCCGCCTTTGATCCCAACAATTTCTGCCCGACAGGTGGCCGGTTTGGGTGTCGCTGCCATTTATGCCAGCCAATGCGCCCACCGTCTAAGCTGTGTGAATCGGGGTCAAAACTTGGATGTACTTGCTCCCTGTGCTTTTAAAGGAAACACCATGGACAGAGGAATTTTGTATATATTGATCGCCCTAGCCGCTTTCTGGCTGTCTGTTGCTGGCCTTGTATTGCTATTTATCTAGGAGATAACGCCATGACGACTGAAATATCATCGCGCAAAATGCTGGAAGAGCTAATCGAAAGCTGCGAAACAATCGAGCATTACCTTGACGCTGTATGGGCGCAACGCGCTCAAACTACGCCAGCCTCGTCTACCGGCTGGCCGTTTAAACCAAGCGAAGGCATTGAGCAGCCCAGCAAGCTCAGGAAGATTAAATGAAAGCCGCCGATTTTCTGTCACAGGTTGCCCTTATCGTCCGCGAGCGCGGCGAAGTTTATGGCGACCCACGGGCTAACCTATCCGACACGGCGGCCCGCTGGAGCGCCACGTTAGGCCACAAGGTCACGCCCGCCCAAGTCTGCCTCTGCATGGTGGATTTGAAAATGAGCCGCTTGAAGGCGTCCCCGCAGCACTTGGACAGCTTGCAGGACATAGCTGGATATATCGCCCTGCTGTCTGAAATCATTATTGACTAAACGCACCCGCCCTTCCCCTTGGGGGCGGTGTGCGGCTCCCCCGGTTTGGCTTGGCGGTTGACCGGGGGGGCACCTATTTAATCAGCAATAACCCAAATTCCTCTACCGGCTTCTCTAATCTTTTGGGCGTCGCGCAATATTTTGGTCGCTCTCAGGATGCTTGTTCCTGCGGTTTGCGCTGTACAAGTAAAGGCTTCCATAGCCTTAACCCGCAATTCAGCGTCAGTTACACGCTGGCCGGTTGCCAAAACGCTCATTATCAGGGATTCGTACTTGCTGCCTTTGTTGTTTTGCCTGATGGCCGCAACGGCGTCGTGGAAATTAGCAACAAGGCTTGTTATTTCGTCGCCTTCGTCGTCTTGGCCGAGAACGTGCCGGTCAAGGTCAAAATACATTCCCTTAACTAAATCGCCGTCTTTCTGCTTTGTGACATCGACACGGGCGTTCATTCCTTCGGGGTCGCTACGATAGCAGCCCAGCAGGAAATCTACGTTAGCCGTGATGGCAGACGACCCACGGGGCCGTTCTGTGGCGCTATGGCCTGTGTGATGGATAACTAGAACCGTACAGTTAAACGCAGCCCGCAATTCGCTGTTAAGCATCCGCAGATACGTCGCAATATCGCTGGAGCTATTCTCATCCCCAGAAAATGTCTGGCTCAAGGTGTCGATAATGATAAGCACAGGTATTTCAGGCAGTGCGGCTATGGAAGCCCGCAATGCGCCGATTTCTTCCTTGCTAGAAAGCAACAGCGGGGTGCGGCAATAGTAAAGGTTCTCAGGCACATCAACGCCCCGGTGCCAGGCATCAACGCGCCTAGACACGCCAGCCCCGCCTTCTGCGGCGACATAGTAAACCGCGCCTTTAGCCGTCTTGCGCTTAGTCCATTCTTGGCCGTGCAGAACTGATAAAGCTAAGTCGATAGCTATGAACGATTTAAACGTGCCTGATGCTCCGAAAAGCATTCCCATAGCGTCTTGCGGGATGACGTTTTTAACCAGCCATTTTATGTTCTTTGTGGCTTCCTTAACTTGGCTATGAGTTTCTGTCAGGTTTGTCGATTTGACAGGTTCCGGCTCTTTGGGCTGATACTTTTCAGCGCCCTGCACCATGCGGACCAAATCAGACCCAAAACGCTCCCGCCAGCGGTCCAGCTCTGGGCCTTCTTCCGGCTTAGACGCCAGCATGACCGAGCGCAGCAAATTGACTGTTGCCCCCGGCTTAAGGCCGCTGGCGACCAAGCTGGCCGATAATTTCATAAGCGGGTCGTGGTATGACCGCGCTTCTAGGTTAGGGTTGATGATGGCCTTAAACAGATCGACGGCATCGCCTGTTCCTTCAGGCTTTGGCTTGGGGGCGGCTATGCCTCTCTTGATAGCGTCAAGGTCCAGGCCGAATGTCGCGACAGCATCTGCGAGCGTATAAACTTCGTCCAGCTTGCTAAAAAGCATCCTGGTCGTAAACAGCCCGTCTTCACGCTTTTTGGTGTTAGTCCCGACTGGCAGACGGGCATAGCGGATTGGGTTGTTACCGCTGCTATCAGCCTTAATATAACCGCTGGCCCCCATGGCTTGAAGCACAGCGTCAATAATAAGAACGTCTTTCGTGTCGGGGTCCGCAGGATCGAGCAGAACACCAACCTGGTAATTGCCTCTGGATGTCTCCAAGGCGTAGGAATAGCCGCCGACCAGATCGTTAAGCGCAGCGGCAGACAAGTCATCTGCTAGCAGGACGGCCAGACGGGTAAAGAACTCTTTGGCACGGCGCTTATTGCCTCCGCGAGCGTTCATCACGCCGACAGAATAGTAATTGTTATCTTCGCCGCGCTTGTTGATTACAATTTTTTGGCTTTCCGTGCCTGACCACGAAGACCCAGACCAAACGCTTGGCGGGGCTTCGCCGGGGTCGCTTGCAAATGATGTCGTCCAGCCATAGTCGTCCCGCAATCTGCCGTAAACGGCAGACAGGAACTCCGAATTTCGCATGATTGCCTCGATTTAAACGCCGAAAAGGTCTTCCAGGCTAATTTGTATTTTGCGCTTCTTGGCGTGGGCTATCAGGGCTGTCCAGTGGTTTTGCGGGATTTTACCGGCTGTACCTTCTTCAACCAGCCAGCGGCTGACTGAACTAGGGGCGATGCTGAGGATTTTGGCTGTGGGCGTAACACCGCCAAGGCGGCGGATAACAGAATAGGCCGGTTCACAACGGCCTTTAATATGTCCCATAACAATCCCTTTGGGTAGTGAGCCGCTTTATAGGCGCGGATTCCAATCTTGTGCAATAGGCATTTTTTATAAAAAACATCTTGCAGATTCCGCAAACGCCATGCTAGGCCAATCGGACACGAAGGGAACCGCCATGAAATTATCAAACGAACAAGCTGAACTGGACTATTTGGCCGAACGCTGGATCGAGGCCAAGGAAGCTGAGAAGAACGCTAACGCCTGGCGCTTAGATGTTGAAAGTAAGATACTCAAAATATCCCCAGCCAAGGAAGAAGGAACGATTAGCATACCGTTGCCGACAGGCTTGAAAATCCGCACAACCGGCAAGCTGTCGTACAAGGCAGACCTGGACGCGCTACTGACCATTACCGCCGCGTGGCCGACTGAATACAAGCCGGTCAAGACTGAGATAAAGGCAGATGAAACAGTTTTAAAGCACATTCGGGCCACTCGCCCAGACTTGTGGCGGGAAATTGCCCCCGCCATCACGACAAAACCCGCAAAAACCGCAATCACAGTGGAGACAGAATAATGGCATTCGACCTTAAGAGCATACGCAAGAATGACGCAATGGCCGCGCCCCGCATCATGGTGTATGGCGTTGAAGGTATCGGCAAATCAACATTTGGTGCCGGTGCGCCCAACCCCATCTATATCTTGACCGAGGACGGTCTTGGCTCGCTTAACGTGGATCATTTCCCGCTGGCAACGTCGTTTCAGGATGTGATGGACGCCATTGCGTCCCTGTACAAAGAGAACCACGCCTTTGAGACTGTAGTGATCGACAGCCTGGACTGGCTGGAAGCCATTATCCAGCGCGAGATTGAGCAGAAATACGATGCCAAGGATTTGGCTTATGGTAAGGGCAGCCTTATCGCCGCCGAGCGTTGGCGGGAAATCCTTGACGGCTTGAATGCTTTGAGAAACGACAAGGGCATGGCGGTCATCCTGATTGCTCACACAACGATTAAACGCTTTGATAGCCCTGAAGTCGAACCGTATGACCGCTATCAGCCCAAGCTACAGGAACGCTCCAACGCCGTTGTTCGTGAGTGGGCGGACGCTGTGCTGTTTGCCAATTATAAGACCATCGTCAAAAAAGACGATGTTGGCTTTAACCAGACCAACAATCGCGGCATCTCGACGGGCGAGCGATTGTTGTTTACCAGCGAGCGCCCCGCTTACATGGCGAAGAACCGCTACAATATGCCTGAAAGCATCCCGTTGTCGTGGGACGCATTTGCCGAAGCCATCAGCTAACCACTAGGAGAAGACCAATGCCTGTATTTGACTTTGACGTTTCGACTTACGAAGCCCCCAAGCGTGCCAGCTTTGAACCGCTGCCGCCGGGCGACTACAATGCCATGATTACCGACAGCCAGATGAAGATCACGAAGGCTGGGACCGGCGAATACCTGGAACTGACTATTCAGATTATCGACGGCGCTCACTCTGGCCGCCGCCTCTGGGAACGCCTGAATGTGGTGAACGCCAACAAAGTGGCCGAGGAGATTGCTCGCAGCCAGCTTAACGGCATCAAGGTGGCGTGTAACATTGAGAAGCTGGAAAGCAGCGAGCAGTTGCATGACGTTCCGTTCGTGCTGTCGCTGGACATCGACCGCCGTGAGCCGACCCGTAACAAGGTCATGGGCTATACGTCAGTCGCCAAGGCCCCCCGCCCTGCCGTGACTTCCGGCAAGAAGCCTTGGGAGCGTAAGTGATGGAAAATATAGAACAATTTTCAGACAATCATTTGTTCGAAGACCTGCTTTTAGACGAAAGCCCACTGTCGATAAATCAGCATGACAGCGTTTCATTGCGTTCTATTGCCATTAGCTTGAAGCGGATTGCAGATGCCTTGTATGAATATAAAGGCGGTCGAAACATTACAAACTCATTGGGAGGCAAGTAATGCCCCCGCTGCCCGAATCCATGCACACCACGGCTCGCAAGATTTACGAGTGGTACGAGAGCAAAAAAGAAGACCACCGCGAGCATCTTGGCGCGTCATTGATCGGGCATCACTGTGACCGTTATCTCTGGCTTA